TTTGTCCGTCATAATATTCTAATAATTCTAATTTGTATTTAAAGTTAGCTAATCTTTCCGAAGCCGAACCATAAAATACAAAATTATCAAATGCGGTGTAATCTATAGGTAAATCTGTATCTGTTATAGAACCACTAAAATATCTATCAATTACTGTTTGTGCAGTAATAGTATTAGTTGCAAGTAAATCATTCCAACTCTTTAAAGTGGTTTCTGTATTTTGAAATCCGGTCACGTCGAAATCGAAATTAGCACCACGTAATTTAATAAATGGCGGTTTCGGAGCTTCGCTTATAATAGTAACCGTATCGATATAAGTATCGCTTATTTCTAAGCCTAACCAAGCTACGTCTTTATCTGCAATAAATGCAGGTAGTGGTTCATACAATTTTATATAATATCCATCGCCGAATGTAGATAATGTTACGCGTTTAATATTTAGTACTTTGAAAACATTATTATTTCCAAAGTTAATAACTAAATTGTCAACGGTAGATTGTTTACTAGCTTTAGCGTTTTGATAATTTCTAAAATTAGTTAATTCTGTTTGTGATATACTAGCATTAGTACGTACTACTAATTTTATCTCTGTTCTATCTGGAGATATACCATCTATGTCAATATAAAACGGTTTAGTATAATCCGTACCTATTAATGATTTATATGAAGAAAGTGAAAACTTATAAGTACCACGTTCTAAATTAACAGCTTTAAATGCTTTTAATATATCAAACTTTATGTTTAATGTATTGAAAGGTACGGTAGGTGTTATGTCTGATGTTACAGAACCAATCACCGGTATTTTTGAACCTAAATCATGTATACCGCCTACATACAGACCATCTTGTGTGTATGCATGAAATTCCACAAATGCATCATTAGGTAATGCAGTAAGTTTATTAGTTGTTTTTACTAATAATGTTGCATCTTTTGAATCATACGTTTGTGCGACAGTAGCTGTATTAGTAGCTAAAATTAAATCTTTATTTTTGAATCTATCTATAGACATTTATAGCTCTTTATAATAAATATTACAGACCAGAATACTATGTCGTTTATAACGGACCTGATGCGCCTGTTCTAGCACCGCCGCCTGGAGGTGGTGGGTTTGGAGGTGGTGTATTTTGATTAATACGTGTTACTATATCACTTGATACACCATTTACAATTGCACGTGCACGTAATTGTTGTCCCGGTGGTATATTAAGACTAGAACCTTTTGTATAATTTGTATTTGGAGTACCGGTACCAATGCCTATTTTAATTTCTGAAGTAGGCGTTGGATGTGTTATTCTTACCGATTCTATTTTACTTGTACTATTAGTAGATATTAATGAAATAGCTGGATTAGTTGGTTTAGTAGCAGGTGGTGGCGTCGATGTTCCTCCGGTTCCTGTTCCAGATGCACCACCAGCTACCCCACCCGCCGCAGCTGCTCCTAGTCCCGATTCTGCTCCCTGACCACGTGGTGCTTCACTTACGGGTGTCGTCGAACCTATTCCTCTTACGTTAAAACCTGGCGTATCAGCAATAACAAATCTACCTGGAGGTGCTGGAATATCTGCAACATTAATTTCTGTACTAGCAGTTATTAAAGCATCTCTATATACTTGGAAAGTACGATTACCTGAATATGTTAATGCGTCACGTCTTAATTCGTTACCACCTATAAATTCATTAAGTGCCGTAGCTTGTTGTGCAGCGCTGATTTTACTAAAGCCAGCTGCGAACGGACTTACAAATGCTAACTTTGTTGCTCCAGTGTTTCGTGCAAATGCATCTTTAGTTGCTTGTGGTAATAAATTATATCCGTTACGTACGTTATTCAAAGCTGTATTTTGTGTGTTTGTATTAGATGTAGCATATGCGGATAATAAATTAGCATATGCTTTTAATATCGATACATTCTCTGTTCCTTGTGGATTATGATTAGCATTTCTACCACCGAACGATGACCAAATTGGTAACTCATCAAACATACGATATAATACCAAATTACCATCATCTTGCATTACAAAATATACTGGACCATTAGTTGCTGTTCCGATAGCAAAATTAATAGTACCGTTGGCATTAAACACAACCCAATTACCGTCATTTTGTAATTGGAAATATTGTGAACCATATCCATAACCCCTAATGGCATTGCTTTGAGCATCATATACAACTAAATTACCATCTGATTGATACACAAATCCATATTGTCCGTTACGAGAACGTAATTCAACTGCAGGTGTATTTGTTTGTCTTGTTATTATAGCAGGACCAACTAAGTATTGTGGTGTCGTCGAACGTTCTAAAATATCTACAGCAGCTTCCAAACGTTGACCTCCGCCATATGTTTGGTCGTATGGTATATCAACATTAAAAACTAAAGTTTTTGCACCATCCGTACGTTTATCTCGACGTGTATTGATACGTAATAATACGCCTGCACTGGCTTCACCACCAGCTGTTTCTAATATACCGTTTAATGGTATATCTATATCAGCAGCATCTACTCCTTCAATCGAGTATTTAAACTTTCTACCTGGCGGCACACGTTGTGTTATTAAACGTACTAATAATTGTTGTCCTTCATATAGTCTATCATGTGATGTTTGTAGTAAATAAACCGATGGCGGAAATGGTCTATAAACAGCAATCGATGGAAATGAAGGTCTCCAATCATTTCTACCTGTTGGTGGATTATATCTATTCGTCCAATCAGTTACTTTAAATTTATTTATAATGGCATCTACATATGGATTTTCTAAAATTTGTATTGAATCGTATGTTAATTTACGTTCTACTAATTCTACTTCCAACGTTTGATAGTTTGGCATTCTATATATTTTATTATCATTAACAAAATATACAATGTACTGATTGCCGTATTGTAAATGAGCATCGGCTTGATTAGGTCTAATAAAAAATGTACCGTTTTGCGGTAATGTTAAATCATCAGTAACTATAACGTCTGTAAAATATGTAAAGTCTGTATCTAATACTTGATAATAAGATGCCGTATCACTTACTGCAACACGTGCTAGTGGTACATATAAATTATTAGCAGCACTTGCAGAAATAGCTTCTATAATACCAACCGAATTTCTTTTTACGTATTTAGATTTAAACTCTTCGTATTGTGCAGGTGTTATATTGGCTTGTTTTAATACTGTATTCCAATATAAATCATTTGCATTTTTTTCCGAAGGCAGTTCAGTATAGCCGTACAAATTTCTTAGTATTTGTAACGCTTGTTCACGAGAAGTATCTGCATTATTCTCGTTGTTCGTTTCTATATTGTTTTTGTTACTCATTATCTAACTACTTTAAAGTAATAACCGTTATCATGTATTAAAGTTTTATCGCCACCATCTTGTACTGTTTTAATAATAATTCTATAAAAGCGTTCTGGTAAGAATGTATTCAATTTTAAGTTAAAATAACTACCATTAGAATCGCAACTAATTTTTGTATAATTAGTATCGAATGGTATAACTGTTTCTTCAGTTACGGTATCTTTTACACTGTAATATGAACTTGTCGGTAAATGATAATTAATTAGATAGTTTGACGAAGTCGAATAAGTTAATGCAGGATATGCAGGTCTTACACCTATTCTTAATTTAGCATTAGTTGCTTCTCTGTAATTAGCTTGTAAGTTTTTAAAATAAATAACCATATTATCGTCATTTATTTCTGTTAATGAACCTGTTGCAAATGTTGAATCGTCCCATACAGCTTCTAACTTAGGAATGTATATAGTATTAGTATCCGTTGAAAAGAATTTTAAATTACCTAATATATCTGCATTTGTCTCGTCTGACGCGCTACGTTTAATTATAAATCCATTATTCGGTATAGAACCACTCAGCCAAGCTTTAACTATGTTTGTTACGTCCATTCTAATATCTGGTTCAGCAAATGCAAATGATTGAGATGCGATTAGTGATGAACCGGAATGATATACTACAGAACTACTAGGTGTTAATATAGATGATGTAAAATATATGGTATTAGTATTACTATAAATTAATGGAGCTGCGCCTTGAAATGTAAAACCGGCATTTTGTAAATCAGTATTTAATGCCGTTGAAGCATTATTTGTTAATATAACTGTTATTCCGGTTGTAGTTAAGTCACCACTTGGTATATTTTGTTTAACAAACCATCTATTATCATCTTCTTTATAAATCCACACATCATAGTTATCATTAAATGAACCTGTCGTTAATGACGGCAAATTATTATATGTAATAGTAAATGTATCTGCTGTTTCTGGACTGCCTGTATTTGCTGTAAATGTATACGGAGTTAAAAAATTGCTATGTGCCGAACCTGATAGTCCTACTAAATAAATGTTGAATGTCGTATCTAATTGATATGTTGTACCAGAATCATTATATACAAAATTACCTGGTCTATTTATATCAGGCTGTGTATATTGAAATGATTGACTTAAAGATGATGATATAGACGAACTTGGTACGAACGTATAATAATCGCCACCGGCATTAGCCCATGGTGTTTGTACACCGCCTCGATTAACTCGATAAGTCCAACTAACATCATCTGTGATAGGAGGAGTTGAATTATAATTTCCATATCCCACATCCCAAGAACGACTTACTGGATATGCATAGATTGTATAATTATACGGTAACTCTGCAGATTCTGCACATCGTATGTTTAAATAATACTTCGCATTTTGTGATATGCCTGCTGCAGTTAATTCGTTAGTATCAAACTGTATTAAAAATCTAGAGTTGTAATTTACGCCGTATGAATTGCCTTCATACATAGAACCACATGCAATCTTAGTTAATTCTAAAATTGAATCGCGGCCTGTATTACGAGTTGGATATATCTCGTATAATGTAGCATCTCGTTGGGCAAATATATTATATTGCATTTATGTTCCTTAAATTTTTACAACTCTACCTTTAATGTCTTTGTTCGGATATTTGATTTCAAATATACATGGGTCTAATGACGGATAAAGAATTCTATTCTTTGTTGCGCCATCTACATCATAATAATTACCAGAATATCCTGCTGCGGTATCGTATAAGTTTACTATTTCAAAATTCAATACCGACTGTACGCCTTCTATTCCGTCTAACTCAGCCGATAATGAACTTAATACTATCGGTTCGTTAATTTGCATTTTATCATTACTAAATTTATTTTTTATGTAATCGATACAACGCAATATTACTTCGTTTGAATTATAGTTAGGACGTGTTACTATTTCAAAATTAATACCTATGTTAATAATAAATGCATCTTTAATATTGATAGCATCTGTTAACATACGATATTGTGATAGATATGACTTTAAATTTTCTTTTACCGTTGATGATAACGGTACAAAGTTTTTATTAGCATCATATCCTAATGTATATAAGTTTAACGCAAATGGATTAGCAATTTTATTTTCAGTACCGGTTACCATTTGGTCATCTTGTATGATATACGCTTTAGCAACTGCTCCAAATTTACTTGGCATGTTGAAACAACGTACTATATAATCTTCTTTTGTTACTGCTCTATTTTGTGCAGCAAAGTTTGCAATCGCATCTAAGCGCAAACCTTCAATGTCTTTTAATTCTGTACCACCCGATGCTGCATTTGGGTTATTAACGGCTAACGAACTTTTTACAAAGTTTACCGTTGAAGTATTTAATCCAAATGTATCTAATGTAGCTACACTCGGGTCATCTATTGTAGTGATTGTATTACTAGATACGTTAGATGGAATACCTCCACCTACTGTATATCTCACTGTCAATGTTACGCCGCTAGGTGCTTGGCCATAAGTTTTAGTATATAAAAAGTTGCTAGGGTCGATACTTAAATCTGCTGAACGTTCTAAATATGATAAACCAGAACCTACACTTGTTGGGTCTGGAATAATTTCTTCATCTGCATCAGAACTAATACCAGCTCCGAACTGCAATTCGATTTTATTATCAGCACGTAAACGTGATACAAATCGTTTTTCTGTTTTAGTATACTTTAATATGTATGGTGCTGAACCTTTGTTAGTCGCTAAGTCTGGGTCATAAAATGTTGTATTTGGTACGGCTACCGGTACTATATCTTGTGCTAAATACGGTACTTCATACCAAGTATTGCCATCATTATCAGTTACGTCAATTATTTCTATAACTGGGTCTGTATCATCAATTACAATTTTATCGTATGGTTTAGGTTCACCGAATGTATAAGTAGCTGTTTTAATTTCACCTGCAATAGCTTGTACTCGTTTCTTGATTAAATAATAAGTAATTTGACCAGCACCATCAATTTGATATACAGTAACATCGCTAGGATTAAAACTACTACTAAAACCGAAATCGACGACATCTAAAGTTCTAAATGATACGCCTTCACCGGTTGATACAACTGTATTAGCTGGTACCGTTAAACAATATTTAAAATCTGGTTTAGTACTCTGTCCACTACCAATAGATGGTACCAATTGAAAGAAATCTAAATCTACAGTAGCAGCAGTACGTAACTTAGGTTTATAACCTATCGATTGTGCTAAATTGTATAAATTAGCTGGTTCTTCAACTAATGTTAATAAACTCTCTTTAAATTGTGTATCAGTATAAAAAGATAGTACATCTCCTACATACGATGCCATTTCTATAAACATCATACCTGGCGACGTCTCATTGAAGTCGTTATATGTATTAGGGAAGTAATTTTTAGCAAAATTAATTAAGTTCTGACGAAATTGGCCAAAATCTTTATTAATGTATTTTACGTCCTTTTTAATTATGTTTGACATTAACTATCCTTATATTTCTATTATAGTAGCTTGACTATTACCAAATGCTATGACAATAGTATTATTAGCTCCGTTTTCTGTTACTCTAAATCTTATTAAAATTTTAAATCCGTTTTCAAAATCTTTCGCATCTCCAAATGCTAATGGCGAAGCGTCAATTGTATCTATTATTAAATACGGCATCCAAAATTCAATATCTGCTCTTAATTTATCTTCTACTTCGATAAAAAAATCTTCCGACATGTTTTCAAAAAGAACGTCGTAGATTGCTGTACCAAAATTAGGATGCATTAATCTTTCACCTTTACGTGTCAATACTAAATTTTTTAAATTTGATATTGCTTGTTCTTCTGTTGTATATGAAAGGTCAAATAATCCTCGCTTGCCTTGAAACGGCAACTTAATACCAACTGCTTTATCAGGTACTAAATCGATTGGATTATATCTATATTCGGTACGTGCCAATTATTATTTTCCTTTTTTCTTGTCAATAGCTTTCATCAATGCACTGTAATCTCGTGTCATTGCTTCTGCAACTGCTTGTGTTGCTTCATTTGTTACAGGTACTGCATTGCCTTCTATGTCAACTAATGCTGTAGGTTGTGCAGAGAATGGGTCTTCTCCGCTAAATCCCATTACATCATTACTTGTAAATGAAAATGGTGTAGCTGTATATGCATCTCTACCAAATGGTGTTGATTCATTTAATAAATCATTTAATAATGCGTTTTTAGAAAATGTTTTTTTCTCTACCGGAGCTTTTTTTTGCATTGTAGGTTGAGCAAACGATGTTTTAGTTTCTCGACGTTCTACAATCGGCGTTTGGTTCGTATTACGTAAACTTTCACGCAATATTACCATTTCTTCACGTAGAGCTAGTTTTACTTCTTCTCTAACTACTTCGCGAACAGCTTTTTTTATTAATGTTAAAAATTTTGTAGTGTCCATAATGATTCTTTATTATAATTATTCGTAACTTGAAATTAGGCTACTCCTAGCCATGGAAATGGCGGTCCTGGGACAGGTCCTGCAGGTGATGGTATCAATCCTACATATATTCCTTGTACTAAAGTTAAATGAGCACTAAATGCTGCAACTAATTTAGTTGCAATTACTGCACCAACTTTACCTGGTATATTATTATTAAATGCATTCCATATGTCGTAATTTAATGGAGCTGGACTACCGCCTGATATTGTTTGGTTGCCTGTTATCGGTCCAACATATCCGGGTGGTGGCGGTAAAGGTGCCCAACGAGATGCCAACCAAAATTGTACAATGCCGGCAGCTGCTGGACTATAATCAGCTGCAGTAGGAACTCCACCTTTAGATTTTAATATACGAAATGTATTTTCAAATCCATTAGCTATTAGACTTGGTGGTGCCGGTGCTACTAAAATAGAACCTGGTATAGTTACAATGTTAGCAGATAAAATAGATGTGTAATAGCTATTAGCGATAATCTGTGCTGTATCGCGTTCTGATTTTGATACTTGATTATTATCAAAATACGTACTTAGTTGTGATTGTAATGTACTCCAATTTGCAGGCATTATTGTTTCATCGCTTTCAATTCACTTAATACTTTTTGTAACTGTGCTGTATTAGGTGCCGGGCCTGTTGGACCTACTCCTGTTGGTAATGGAGTCTGGCCTGAAAATACTTTATTGGCTTCGTTTATAAACGTTTCTAGTAATGTAAATAACTTATCTAATTGCATTTGCCATTTCGGCGTTGCAACTACTACATCAGTTTTACTTATTAATAATATATTATCACGTTTTGCGTTTAATACTATTCTATCAGAAGACAAAGCAATTTGCGGGTCTTTATATTGTGATAATAATTTAACTCCTAAACCTACTTTACTTTGTGCGCCTTTAAATGCATTTAACGTTTGATTGCTCGTTAAATAAATTGAACTCTTATCCTTTTCAATATCTTCAACTACATACGTTTTCCCGGCGGGAGACGAACTAACTCCGTTCCTTAGTATTAAGATAGGCGCGCCATCTTGACTTGTTTTATACGTAGGATTAACTTGATAATTTGACCCATAATTAGCATACGTAGTTCCAAATCGTATACTATTGCCAAAACGTCCTTCTATTAATGTTTCACCTTCAAATGGCTGTAATTGTTTAACGTTTTGTTCTTTAAAATTACTACCTGGCTTAAATGGTGTATTTCTTGTTACCGTTGGGGACGTTGCTTTAGTATAATTTGCGCTTGGTTGTATATAAGACGTGTTATTGTTTGGTAGTATGTTGTAATTTACACTACCTTGTATAGTTATCGGGTCTATATAATAAAATATAGAATCGTTAGCTACACCACCTAATGAAAAGAAACTAGGTGCTTTAAATATTAAAACATGTTCACCTACTAATGGAACGCGTTTACAAAAGGAATAAGGAGCTGCATATTCAAATAAAGCTCTGTCCTTAGTGCCAGCTAGCACTTGGATACGTATAGTACCTAACGGCCATTCATTTTCATTTTCATCCGTAAATGGCTTAAATGCAGTTTTTGTATCTTTAACTTCTGCTAACTGTAGCATCTTGTTCCTTTTGTATGTCTTTTAAAGTAGCTTCTGCTTCTTTTAACAATGCTGCTTTTTCTTCTTCTGATAATCCAAATTCGTTAGTCGAACCATCGTCATTTGTTCTATTACCAGCCGACACTAAACGTTGAACTATTGCTGCTAATTTTACTAAGTGTTCATCGTTCTTAACACTTACTTCTAAATATTCTTTAATCAAAGGTACGATGACTGTAGCATCGCTAAGACTCTTAATAAGAGGTTGCAATTCTTGTATCAATGTATTTATCTGACGTTCCTTCTTTTTGGAATTATGATAAATGTCAGACATTAAATCTGAAAAAGATTTACCTTTAAATAATTCAAACTCAGTACTCATATTCTTTTAATATAAATATAAGTGTTTAAAATGTTTGGAAAACTCCGGTTCTTTGATAATGTTGAAACTTCGACATGAAGTCTTTTTTGATTACATTTATTACCTTAGTAATGTTTTGAGTTTCTAATCCCGTACGTTCACGTATTAAAATATATAAAGCCTTTTTATTAAAGATTTCAATATTTTCTCGTATACGAAATAATTCAATAACACTATCAGCTACTATAATATCTTTTTTACTTGTAAAGATGCGATTTAGATTCTTATCATAATGTTCTACAAACTGGTCCGTAAAATCTTTTAAAGACTCTTGATAGTCTGAATAAATTACCTCTCCAATAACGTTACGATTTTCATCTATAGCTTCTGGTTGTTCGTATTGTTTAAGTTTAGCATATGCATCTTTATTTTTTGCGATGAAATGATTTATAGTAATACGAGTAAAGTAACTATAGGCTTTACCGTTAGTGTTTGTAAACTTATGTATTTTTTCGTTAAGTAAAGCAATCGCTTCATTCTTTATGTCTTCAACAGGCATATCGATATAGTAAAACTTAAACGTATGATAAATACTTTCTACTAGTTTTTCGAACGCCGTTTTTATATGTTCGTTGTAAATTCTATTTCTACGATTAGAATCAGTACATGCGTTAAATTCAATTATCGCCTGTTCCGTCTCGTCGGTGAAGTAGAATTTGTTTCCGCTTCGTTTTCTTGCCATTCGAATTCCTTGTTTAAATCTTCAATGATATCTTTTAAACTTGTAAATATAGCACCTGTTTCATCATCAGATTCAAATGAACCTAATTGGTCTGCTGTACGAGCTGCTAATAAACCGTTTTTAGCTTTACCATACAATCGTATAACAAACGCATCAAAACCAATTAATGTTTCTTCTAACTCTTTAATATAGTCTTCTTGCGCTTCAAGCTTTTTTAAGGTATTGTAATTTATGTACGCACTAACGCCTAATAAAATTACTAATAATATAATTGTTATCGCTGCCATTATTTATCTCCAAATAAATCGTCAAACATATTACTTAATTTATCCGTTGCAGGAGCAGCTGGATTGTTTGCGATACTTTCTAATTTTTGTAATCTATGTCCTTTACTAATACTAGTATTAATAGGCGTTACGGTAACGTTGGTTTCCGTTTTTACTTTATCATATTCAATCATTGCTGCCATATGGTCTGCATGATGTAATATTACTTGCATATTAGTACGTAATTTAGCATCTTTACTACGTGATAAGAAATAAGCTTTATTTGCATCGTCATACATACCATCATGTATACGAATTCCTAAAAACTCATTAAATGACATTGGTACATTATAATGTTGTAATAAATAGATTGATAAATCTGGTACTAATGTAAACGGCAATTTAGGATTATGTGTATAAATCTTGCCTTGATTCTTTCTATGCCATTCCGAATCGTTAGGTAAATAATTCTCATTACCTTCGCCAGGAAATCCTGCTTTACCTAAGTCATGATGATATGCAGCAAATAATAATTCTTGCAAGGTATAGCCAGACATATCTGCTCCCATCTCTTTCCAAGTACCATATAATGTTTCTGCACATTTAGCTACTCGTAATACGTGGTCTACATAACCACCTGCAAATGCATTGTGATAATATTCTACGCCAGAAGCAGGCATCATACAAATACGGTCTGCTAATTCATCGTACAATACATTTAATGCGTCTGCACGTTCTGGGAACAGTCCGTTAATATTGTTTCGAAACGTTTCCCAATTCTTTAAAATTTCATGTTCTGTCAATTTCATAATTATAATATAACATCTATTACGCCTAATTCCAAAGCTTCCGTAGCAGAAAGAAAGAAATCCGTTTTCATTTTATCACGCCACCATGTAGCATCTTTTTGATTCGTAACTTCTACTAAAATGTTCTGTACATCACTCTCCATTATTTGTGTATATGCAATCGAAGCTTTTACGTCGTTAAATTTACCTTCGACATAATTTAAACTTTGATGAAACATTACACTACTATGTTTGCTCATTGCTCTTGTACCATTACCACATGCTAATATAACTGCTGCTGCACTAAATGCAGTGCCACGGCAAATCGTATTAACTGGCACATCTAATCCACGCATGAAGTCAATAATAGCTAACATTTCATGCATACTACCGCCAGGCGAGTTAATTAAAAAGGTAATCGGTGTTTTAGGGTCGCCTTTGTATTTATCGCTATCTCTAAATGATTGTATAGCTCTTACCCTAACAATAATATCAAACAATGTTGTTTCCGTTATTTCACCGCAAATATATACAATACCATCTTGTATATCCGTACCGGTCTGAAGTATATATTCTAATTCTTCGTAACCATTTTCAGCTAACGTACTATGTTGTGACTTAGCTGGTTTGCTTTTTCGTTCGTTGTATATATCCATACAATATTATAAAGAAAAAATCTTGTAAAACCTAATTAATTAAAACCTCGTTGATTTTCAGTTACGCATTTACTACAAACAGCTGCTATACTATCTGGATTAATTGGTACCCATTCTTGACAAACCGTTCCTTTAAAATAAGGACTTTCTGCGTTACTGTTACGGCAAAGAATAAATGTTTTACCGTTTATCTTTTTCTTAGGATATGTATTATTACTCATTGAATTGTTTATTATATGCTTCTATTTGTTCTGCAGACATCCATTTCTTTTGTTCTTCTGTTAATGGCTTAAACTGCTTCTTTTCAATTTGTTGTTGTTCGCGTTGATTGATTTCTTCGTACGTTGTAGGTTGTTCAATCGTTGAATAAACCGTCTCTGGCGATGTTTCAGTTTCTACCGTTGGTTCCGTATCATTAAAATTGTCTATTTCGTTTTGTAGACTATCATATGATTCTACTACATCGCGCATACTTTCAATTTGTTCTTCGATAGGCTTATCTTCTTGCTTGTTGTTCGTTTCAGAAGATTTACTTATCTTAGCAAATAAAAAGTTAGCCGCAATAACTAATGCAATTGCTAACGGGTCAAATACGAAAATAATCAATAATAAAAACCAATTGATTACTTCATCCATTGTACGTCCGGTTATTTTTGATAAGTAAATAAGTGGACCAATCTCAGTTGAAATATCATTATCGGTTTTTAAGTTAAGAATCTTAGTTTCGCATGCGAATATAGAATCATTAACTGCACTTAATTTTTCATCCTTAGTGCTTTTCTGATTAGAAATCACATCAATTTGTTTTTCAATAAATTTAGCAGGTACTCTTACTGCTTTAGTTACGTATTGTTTAGTTCGTTTATCGTAAACTTGTTCGGTAATAGTTGAACTACCAGACTTACGTAAATCATTTAAGTTAGTGTTAATTAAGTTAAGTTCTTGTTCTAATGCTGCTTTTTGTGTTTCGAACAAGGCTTTTTGTTTTTCAACATTTTCAATTGTAGCTTTATTAACTTCTAACTTATTAGCAGTTACTTCATAACCTGAACTAAGTAAACCGTATATACCAGCTGAAGTAATTACCATAAGTACAATCATTGCCGCGGTTAAATATGCACGCAATACTTTGTTAATTTCACTCCAATACTGATACAGTAGCGATGCGATAACTAATTTACTAACTTCTAATGCTGTTGCCATAATGAAGATGGCAAACCCAACACCTGCAAACAACTTAGTTAAACCGGTGATGGAATAGAAGGCAGCAGATGCTGATATTGCAAATGCTGATAAAGCAACTAATATGGCTAGTATATACTGTTTCATTAGCTTAACTTAATGGCTTCTTCAACCGATTCCAATTTTTTAAGAATTTCGTTCATTTTGTTTAAAGCCTCAGTGTCGGTGATTTGTTTACGATTAACTAATTTCATCATCGTAACTAAAATGTTAATTGCCGCGTCTATTTCGCGACTTGCATGTTCTTTGTATCTCATAATCTTATTTTTTTTTATGCTAAATATATGATATTAATTTCATTTAATCAATAATAATAATATATTAATATTAATAATAATATACTAAAGTATAATATTTATCAGTGATTTTTTCAAACCGCTCAGAAAACGTTACTTTTTTTATAAATATCTTTCACGATACTTCAGTAGCGCTAACTCCTTAGCCTTAGCCTCGAGCATGATATCTAATTCTAAACCATATGTATTGATTGGTTCTAGAACATAATCTGCATGCGCCTGAGCCTTAATCTTACCAAACTCTTTATATGCCTCGTATAATTGACTGTTAGGATTTTTTTCTATCTCTTCAAACTTTAGGTTGTGCGATTCACATAAAGATAATATAATTGATTGTTGTTCGTTTCTCCTACTCTCAGAGTAGTGTACTGCTTGTCTAATACCGGTAGGCCATGTCGATGCTGCTAATCGTAATGCTTCTTCTTCGGTTAAGTCACCAGTACAAAATTTATGATGCCAATAGTCGAATGTAATAGGAATACCTATCTCTTGATGAAATAGTTTGTACAATGTACGAACGGAATATAAACTAGCTTTATCGTCATTCTCTAACACAACCCGTGCACGGCAACGGTCTGAAAGCTTATGCCAATTCGTAATCCATTTCTTAGCCGTAGCCTCATGACCTAACATTGCACTACCAACGTGTATGTTAATCTTGTTATCGAAGCTAGGCTCATAACCCATAAGGTCAAATAGTTCAGAATGACGTTCTAAACCAACAATCGTACGTTCGACTACTACAGGGTCGACAGAACCTAATACATGAAATGGGCCTGGATGCGTAGTTAGACGATGACCATGTTTACGTGCATAATTACCTACCTCAAGCAATACTTCTTTGATTGCGTCATACAAAGGTAAGTCTCGTAACTCATAATGGTCATGTCGAGGGAATAGCTCAGAACCAACACGAAACAATCGTATGTCGTGCTTTTCGTTCCATTCTAAGATAGTTAACAAATCACAAGCGTTTTGCAACGCTAAATTACCTACATGTTCTAAGCCTTTCGATTTGTAAGTAGCAGCCGTTACACTACGACCGCTATAGACTTTCTGTAAGCCAGAACGTTTCGGTGGGTTACCCAATGTCATATTAATACATGCATAACCAATTCTACAATTATTCATAAAATAAAGATAAGGTCAAATAACCAAAAAAACAAATATAACGTAATAATAATTTTATACGCCAAATGACGTACTTTTAGCCTATTATTACGTGAAATAATATAATAATGGTATAAAGATATAAAGAGTTGTGATAAATGGGTTAGACGTGTTGAAAACGTATCTTTTATACCTCAAAAAAGTGGTTTATGAAGTCTTTTTGTTTCTTAATAGCCTTTTTTAACTCAATCGACTCAGTTGTAGTTTCTTGTGTAACTGGAGCGGGCGTTGGCTTCGTAATAGGTTTCTTAGAAGACGTTGTTTTACCAACGATAAAACCCGCGGTCGTAATACCTGCATCGGCACCCATATTATACAAACGATTGTTAGTATTAGAACGTACGAAATATATTGGATAATCACGAGTTTCAGTATCGATACGTTCAACGATACCAATATCTTTTTGACCTATCCAGTCAAATTGAACACTATCATTTATAGAGTAAATTACTTCTTTTGTGAAGTTGTTTTTTAATTTGGGCATAATGGAGTCGTATTTGATAAGATACTATACACTAAGTAATATCGTTCCTCTACTTGTTTAGGCTTACGTGCTCGCATCCTACAAAGGATATTACCGTCATGAAATAATTTGTCCATGTATAGTCTAATAGCTTTTAAGGAATGAGAATATACATGCATTTCATCTTCGTAAAATACCGAATGTAATACTCCCATTCCTTTAAATTCTATTGTTTGTGCCATTAATGGCATTTGGTCAGCTTCTTGTTCTAACGCAATAAAATGATGAAGAGTCTTTTCGACACCAGCGTTACATACACTGTCGACAAACGCAATTTTCTCAGCTGCGGTTAAGCATCTGAAATAATTAAATTCGTCTTGACCGTATTTATATAAATCCTTTATTTGCATACTCAGTCCAAATAGTATATGCTACAACTGCATAGTCTAAACCTTCGTTACGAAATACATCTTTAAATTGTGTTAAATACAATTTAAGTTCATGTAAACAAGCATCTTTGCTCATACATTTTTTAATGATGGAGATAATTTCCTCCTTCTGTACTTTCGTAAATTCCATTTTATATAATTATTTTTGTGAACGGTTTATGATACCTAAACGGTATGCTTTATTAACAGCTGAAATAGCTTCGTTTGCAGTTTCTGCAATACGATTCAATTCTGTTAATGTAACTGGAAATTGTTGATTTCCGATATAAAGAGTGCCTACTGGCATGCCTTTATAATTGTCCTTAAGTTTTTCAATATCGACAGAAAAATCTATTTCGAAATCGATTGAATTCATGTACTTGCCTAAGTGTTTTACACGCGACTCGTCGACCGCGTATTTTTGATTAATACTCATATGGTTTTAAAATTATTAGTTTGTATGTGTTTGGAATAGAGCTAGCATCTAAAATAAAATTATGATTTTTCAATATACGATTAAGTATAATACCAAAATCATATGATAATATATTAGAATCTAGCGTGAAATCTTGTCTTAAAAATGTTACTATAACTCCTTTACGTGAATGACGTAACATTAATTCGATACTGTTACATAGATAGCTGTAAGGGTCAATTGTTTGTTCTGGCGAATACATTACATCAAATGATGATACTGAAACGGACCAATCTCGTATAATGGTCGGTTCTAATGTAAACCAATCTTGATTTAAGATGTTTATAGTAGGATATTTACTTTTACCTACATGATAAAGTACATTGCTAATTTCGATGCCTAAATATTTAGAGATATCTCTTTCACTACGTACTAATTCTCCAAATAGGTCACCTCTGCCACATCCAAAATCTATAATAGAATCTGTTTTACCTACAGTGCTTAATACATTTTGATATGTATATTCTTGGCTATAAGTATCAATAAATCCAACTGTAGATGCACCATAAGTTAAATGTTCAGTAAATTCCGGTGCAACAGATTGACTCATAGGAGTCTGTGCCTCTATTAGAGGTATATTAGCTTGTTTACGTATTTTAGAAATTAAATCTTTAAGCATGTTGTTTACGTTTACCGCGAGTTGTACGATTAGTTATACGATTGCTTTTACTTTCGAAATCTGCTAAATCCATTCGGTCTGGATGTGTTCGATTAAAGTTTTGTGTAATCTTTAATGCTTCAGATGCGTATTTCCAAGCAGTTTCTTCATCGGCTGTTTCAGGATAGAAATATTCTGCTACGATAGCTTCTTCATTATGCATTACATAAATACTACCATCAACATCTCTTTCGATATATGCCTTAGGCAGTTTGGATAATACCTTCTTCTTGAACTTGTTCATTTCCTCTAATATTAGCATCGAAGCCAAAACGTAAATTGCTTACGATTTGCGGAGCAATTGTTGCTGTTTTGTCAGAATCGATAAAAATTTGACGGTCTTGTTCGTTAACTGGTACATATATGTATAATGAGCCATGTTCGGCTCTAACGTCATAAGTATAAACACCGCGTTTAACTGTATGGCGATTTTCAACTACGCCAAATAACCATTTGTCATGATACCAAAATACTACTCTTGTTCCTAATGGATATTTCATAGTTTAGGCATTAATGATTTTAACGATTTTACTTTGCGATACGCTTTTAACTTCGAAATCAATTGCTTGGCCTGCAAAATCTTCGGCTACCAATTGTTCGGCATGTGTAACTGATTCTGCCCTTACTAAATAAGCTTCAGTGGCATACTTTTCTTTTTTAGCACCTGGGTCGGATACTAGCATTTTTACTTTTGCTGTGTAATACATAACTTGTTATTAATTTAATTGAAAATAAATATAAAATGATTTTTGAATAAAATCAAATGAATTGTAACTTATTGTTTTGGGATAGGCATGCTACGACGGCCGCCTCTTGTACGCATTGATTCTAATTCTTCAGAAACGTCTACATCGGCTTTAGCCATATGATATAAAACGTTGCTTGGTTCCAATGCCGATACCAAATTACGCATTAAACGATTTGCGGTTTCTGGGTCTTGTGATGCATTAGCATCTTTTGCTAGTTTTGCTAATTGTGTTAAACGATTTGCAATTGAATCACGTAATGTTGAACGATTATAAGAACCAAAGCCTTTAACGATTAATTCTGGGTCGTTAGGGTCTACATTCTTCGGATTAGCTAGTGTTCCGTATTTACTAGCGCTTTCCATTAATTTTTCATATTCTTCTCGTATGATAGCTCTTATATTCATTTTTTTCTCTTTATGATACAAATAATTTAACAATAATACCAACTAACGCCGCATATACAATCCAAAATGCTTTTGTTGCACCTTGACGAAATTCCGTATTTCTATTAACACGAGCAATAGCTCCGTTATCCGGGTCTAATAGTTGAACTTTAATTTCACGTATATCTGTATGTAAATCATCGTGTCTACGTGACAATTGTTCTAAATCTCGTTTTAATATGTTCAACTCATTCGTTATGTCAACGTTAGTTGGTCTTGCCATTTTACAATATCCTTTTATGCGCCTTTAGCTTCTGTTACAGATACTTTTCTGTATTCAGTTACTAGCTTTTTTAGTTCACCAATAGCTTTTCTTGCTTTAGAACCTGCAGATTTGTTTCCTTTAGTAATGAATTTATCGTGATGTTCTTCGAATTCATTCCATAAGGTTTTCATGTTTGTAAATAATTCAGATGTTGATGTCATAACTTAATCTCCTTTAAAATATATATCTAAACGTCAAAAAAATTGGTTATCTACCCTGACCGCGATAACGTTTTTTATAGTTTTTAGATGTTTTAAGCTTGCTCGATTTCTTTTTAGAATGAACGCCTTTTCTATTTACTTTTGGTTTTTCAACGCGAACAGGAGCCGCGCTCGTTTTTTTGTTAGCTTTTGCCATTATTTATCACCCTTTTGGTAATAAATATATGTTATCTAACGAATCAACTTAACACATCTATGGTCTAAACCAATCAATCCAAATAAGTGCTTTAAAGCTTTGATATTTTCTTTATGTTGCGGATTAGAATGTTCACAATATACCTTCATATCTTGCCATCCACTTTTATACGGACTAACAATCAATAAACGATATGTATGTAAATAAGGATATGTGGTACCATTCTCATAAACGGCCCGTTTGACCCCATTTATCTCAACGTATTTGGTAATTTCCGGCATTGCTTTATACTTTTATTAAGTTACTTCTATACCCAGATCTACGGTCCATTGAATGGAGTTTCTTGGCTAATATCGGGTCTTTTATTACTTCATGTTCCAAATACTCTGTTTTACCGGCAAGTATATTACGAACATACCAGCGTTCGGTAGTAGAATGTTTAGTACATGTAGTTGTAGTAGGAATAGCTTTTAGACGACCTTCTGGGATAGGTTCGTTACATACTTTACAATTCATATTCTTATTATTTTATATAAAGATAATGAACTTGAATCGTAAAAACAAATAAATTGTAAGAATTAGTTAGAATCCTTTTTTAGCATTCGCTGCTTTTTGTTTAGCAATCTTAGCAGCTAGTTGTGCAGCCTTCTCTTCTTCAGCGGCTATCTTTTGCTTCATTGTAGCTAATTTATCTTGGTCAGCCGATATGTCTTCAGATAAACCTTTTAATTCGGCATACATATATTCGGCGGCTACTTGCAAATCGTATTTGGCTTTAGTTATTTTAGATTCAATCCATTCAGGTAAATCAATATCACGTTGAATCATTTTATATAATCCGTAAGCGTATTGAGCAGCTAATGCCGCATCTGACTTAGCCATACTACCTTCATATGATTGAATACTAAGTTCATCATTTTCATTTACGTGTAAAGCAGCTAAGTATTTTTTCAATGATTCTTTATTACCGGCAGTTGCACCAACTCTTTTACCAGAATCTTTTTTATATACTACGTATTTATCACCTTGTTTTTCGTATCTATATGGCATTATGTAAGTCCTTTTATATAAATATTAAAACTTTGGTAAATTTAAACGTCTGCCTACAGCGCGCCACTTACGTAGAATTAATTTTTTATGCTCCGTTTGTATCGTACCCGTATTTTGTAAATAATTTAGATACCAATCGATGGTTTTACTAAATGGTTCGCGTTTATATCGAGATACACTGCGCAAACCGTGTAGGTTAGGTTCGATTTCATCTGCTAATACGTAGTATTTCCAATATTCATTCGGTTTACCCGCAATTTCAGCACGCTTTGCAAAGTTTAAATTGCGATGTTTACCTGGCTTTGCATTAATACCAC